CCTTGTCCATGAGGCTGGAAATTTCCTCACGCTCGGCCACGCCGCCGCCGCCCGCCACGATGGCCTTAACCACCTCTTTGGCCACGATTTCCTTAACGGCTTGGAAATTCGTTGGGGCCGCGGCGCCGGTTTGCTTCGCAAAGTAGTTGGCCACGCTGTTGAGGGCGCGCGTGTCGCCGTTGTCCAGCGCGTCGGCCATTTGGCCCAGCGTTTCCAGGTGGTCGATGGCGACGTTAAACGAGCGCAAGGCGGTGCCCTCTTTGCCCGTCGAGAATCCGCGGAGCGCCTGGTTTTTCGCCTGGTAGTCGCCCGCGTCATAGTCGGGTTTCAGCTCCATGACGCGGGCCATGATCGCCTGGCCGCGCGGTTTGGCCAGCGCGAACCCGGACAGCGGCGCCAGCTTGCCGGCCGCGATGCCCTGCGCCATGGCCTCGACGTCGCCGGCGGGCGTGCCGTCCGGATTCAGGCCGGACACTTTGAGCTGGGTTTCGTTCGATTCCTTGGCGCGCCGGTCTTGCATGTCCTGGCCGCGGCGGGTGGTGAAATTGGTTGCGGCGTTGTCCGGCGTTTGGCCTTTTTTCGCCTGGCCCGTCACGGTTACGGCGCCGGTGGTCGGGTCGGTGAGCGTGGTTTCCACGTGGTCGCCCAGGTCGCGGGAGCCCACTTGCGGCTTGGTGATTTCGACCAGTTTTTCGGCGCCGAGTTGGGAGCCGCGTTTCCATGCCGCGAATCCCTGCGGATCCTTGGCCGGATCGGGGATTCGCGCGACGGCGGACTCCACCGGGCCCAGCTCTTTGGCGATGACGGGGCCGAGGTGCGGGTCGGCGTACATGGCTTGAACCCACGCCGCGGCGCCGGCCTGGTCGCCCACGTTGCCCAGCGCGTCGCGGTAACGTTGCGTGCGCAGGTTGATGGTTTCGAGCTCCGTTTTGCCCGTGGTGGCCTTGTCCTTACCGGCTTCGGCGTTGGTCTTGGCCACGTCGGCGTTGGCCTTGAGGCCCGCAAAATAGCCCTTTACGTTGCCGGCGCTGGCCAGGCCCTTGAGGTAGCCGTCCCCGCCGGTCGGGTCGGCCTGGAGCGAGGCGCGCGCGGATTGCTCGTCCGCCACCGCCTGGCGCGCGGCGTCGAGTTTGAGCGCGCCCTCCTGGTTTTGCAGGGCCAGGGTGCGGAGGTTTGCTTGCTTGGTCGGCACCTCGAGCGGGTCGATTTCCGCCGGGCGGGCCAGTAGTGCAATGGTATTCGTCGCCATGTGTCGTCCAGGTTAAAACAGCGTGTTGTCGACGGAGCCGGAGCCGTTGGCCGTCCACGGGCCCATTTGGTAGGCGTTGTAGAGCCCTTTGATGCCCGAGCCGATGGCGTTGGCGTTGGCCACGTAGCCGCTGGCGCGCGCCTCGCCCAGGTTGGACAGGTTGCCGATGGTGTTGGCCGTGTAATTCGTGCCCAGCGTGTTGAGCTGGCCCGTGGCGGCCGTGCCGGCGGTTTGCGTGGCGTTGGTGGCGGTTTGTCCGATGCCGGCCAGGCTGGCCAGGCGGTTGAATTTCGTGGCCTGCTCGCCCGTGAAACGGTTATAGGCGGCGCCGTATTCGTCCGAGGCGAGGCCGCTATTGAACCGCGCCAGGGCCTTGAGCACGGCGCCGGATCCGCTCATCCCGGAGGCCGCGGCGGAGCGGTCGATATTGCCGATACCCTGCTCGAGGCGGAATTGATAGCCCGGATCCTTGGCCAGGCCGTTGGCGTCGAATTTCTGCGCGAACTGGCCCCCGTTGATGCCCGCCATAATGTCGGCCAGTGCGGAGCGGCCCGCCTCGCGGTAGGGCGCCTGGTCGGCGCGCTGCTCGGCGTAGCGGTCCAGCGTATCCTGGCGCGAAATGTCGAATTGGCGGTCGCTCGAGGCCTGCGCGTCGCGCGCGGCGTCCGCTTGTGCCCCGGAGGCCTTGCTCGAGCCGTAAGCGGCCACGGCGGTGGTGCCAACGGCGCCGATTGCGGCCCAGCCGGCCGCGGTAATTCCTAGAGACATAAGGGCACCTCGTTGGTGTTGGTCAGGGTGGCCACGCGGTTGCCGAGCAGCTCACTATTTTTCGACGTGCACAGGCGTTCGACGATTACGTCCATATCTCGGCAATCGTCCGGGTTTGCGTGAATCGTGCTCCATACCGCGCCCTCCTCGAAAGTGCGGCCCACGCGCTTGATGCCGGGCCGGGATAGGATCGTGCACGGCGCCTCGAGCACCTGGAGCCCGTCCTCCGTGAGCACCTCAATGCGGCCTTTGATGAGCATGGCCAGGTGCTCGGTTTTGTGTACGGCGCCGGTCAGCACCGTGTAGGGCGGGACGTGCATTTCGCGCACGTAGATGCCCGGGGCATAATGGTGCACGACGGGGCAATCCCGTTGCTCCTGCTCGAGGAGCGCCGCCTCGAGGGCGAAAATCTGGCGGCGCAGGTTGGCGCGCTCGTCCAGGGCGCCCGAGTAGGAAAAGGACGTCAGATTCATGGCTCAATCGTCCACGCTGATGCAATCCGGCAGGGCCGGCGCGTCGTAGGCGATGAGCTTTTCGCGCAGGCCCGCCCATTGCTGGAGGCGCAGGGCGGTTGCGGTCAGGTCGGCGCCGAACTCGTCGCCAATTTCGGCCGTCACGCCCAGGACGAGCGCCTCGTCCCAGTGTTCTCCGAGTTCGGTATCGGTTGCGGGCCGCGGATCCGGCCAGGTGTAGCCGTGCACGGGTAGCGAGGCGATGAGGCGCGCCAGCGCATCCGTGGCGATTTTGAGGTCGTCCGGGTCGGCCGTTTCCCCGCGCGCCAGGTTTCCGACTTTCTGGAGCGCCTTCTCGGCAATTTTCGCGCGGGTCAATGCGGCCATGGCGGATTAAGCCGGCTCGGCGGTGAACGGGTAACGCTGCATTTTCACGGGCACTTTGGCGCCGGTGTCCGGATCCTGCGCGAACGTGTCGATAGTCGAATTGCGCAGCACCTCGACATAGGCCGCGTCGATGACGACGGGCAGGCCCCGTTTAATCACGATGAGGTGGCCATTCACGCCGAGTTTCACGTCCTCTTTTTCGGATTCCGTGGCCATGACGGTGACGCGCATTTTGCTGGAGCCGGCGAGCGTGCCGTCCAGGGCACGGAGCGCGCCCTCTTTCGGCAGGTCGGCGCCGTTGTCCGGGACCAGCTTGTCGGTTTCCAGGGCCGCGGCGGCCTTGGCGGCGTCGGCGCGTGCGGTCGCCAGGTCGGCGGCTTGCGCGGCGTTGACGGCCAACAGCTGGTTGAGCTGCGCTTGCATGGCGGCCATTTGGCCGGCGACGTCGACCACGGGGGCCGGCGTTTCGGTGGCGGCGGGTGCCGGGATCGGTGCGGGCGCCGGGGTGGCGGCGGCCAGCTGCGCGTTTGCGAGCAGCAGCTCGACCAAATCGCCCTTGGTCATGGCGGGGGTGGCGGCCAGATTGGCGCCGGTGGCCAGGGCCAGGAGGTCGGCTTTGTTCTTGGCGTTCAGTTCTTCGCGGGTCATGGTGTCGTGTTCCGTAGGTTAGAGGGCGGAGGCAGGAAAAAAGCGGGCACCGTACTGGCCGCCCACAAACATGCCGCGCTCGATTAGGTCAGGGTGGCCGGGTTGGTGTGCTCGATACGGATCATCCACGCATCGTTGAGGATTTTCGTGGTCGTGATCGCTTTCCAGCCCGAGGTGGCGCGCTGGTTCAGCGGGTCCGCGGTGCCGGACGAGCCCAGCGGCTTGACGATGTTTTGCATTGCTTGGCCAGCCAGCGGGCACACGCCGTAAGCGTTGGCGCCGATGATGAGCGTTGCATAAACGTCGTTGTTCACGCCGCCGGTGCTGATCTGGCCATCGGTGCCGATAGCCAGGCCCACGTTTGGCCACACTTTGCAGTTGGTCGAACGGAAGAAACGCACGTTGCGATACGCGCCGACTTCATCGTCCTCTGCTTTCATGGCCGACGAATAGCTCGACACGGGGATATAGCCGGTGATGGCCTCGAGCACGGCCTCGGTGTCCGGGTGCACCAGGCCGATATAGGCCGCGCGGATAGGCTGGGTGCCCACGCCGTTGGTGGCCGAAACCATGTCACGCACGAATTTGGCGTTCTGGCGGTTCAGGGCGCGGATTGCGGTACGCAGCGCGATATGGTCGAGCGGCGCTTTCAGGCCGGCGCGGGTGGTGCCGTTCGAGTAAATCACGTTGGTGCCGGCGACGAGCACGTCGCGGCGCACGGCGTCCACGGTGGTGCCGCCTTGCTCGCCCAGGACGGTGCCGGCTTCGGTCAGCACCGGGTCTTGGTTGGTCAGGTCGACCATATCGGACAGGGTGACGAACGAGCCATATTGGCCCAGCGTGGCGGTTACGTCGGTCACGGTCAGGTCATTGCCGGCCGGGGTGGCGCCCTCGGTCAGCGGCGTGGTGACGAGCGGCAGCGCCTCGTAACGGCGGAACTTGATTTGATTGCCCGAGCGGAGCTTGATGGGGCGCACTTGGCCAAAGCGGCCGTGCACGTCGGCCGGGACGGCGCGCTCCAGGAGGTTGCGGTCGTAGTACGCTTGGATTGCCGGTGGCAGGTTGGAAATGGTGTTCATGGATTATCCCAAAGGAGAAAAATTTAGTAGCCCATGACGCGGCGCCGTTCTTTCTAGAAATCGGCGCTGCTCATGGTGGCGTAACGTTGTGCCTGGTCGACGGGCGGGGCCTGGCGGGACGCGCCGCCCCCCGGCACCGTCATGGCGGTTTGCTGCTTTTTTCGTTGCTCGAAATCGCGCGCGGCCGCTTCACGGGCAGCGGAGGCCACGCGGGCCCGCTCGTGCTCGATTTGCATGGCGCTCAATTCGCGGATAGCGACAATCGGGTCGTTCCACGCCTCGCCCAGCTCGCGGGCCTTGGCTTCGGCCTTGGCGCGCAGTTCCGGGGATTCCGTGAGCAAGGCGTCCAGGTTCGGCAAGGCGGTGCCCACGGTGTCGGCCCATGCGTCCGGGTCGTGCGCGGGTTTGCCGCCAGCCGGCGCGCCCGTTGCGTAGCGGATCGCCTCCTCGAGGCCCGGGTTATCGTCCAGGACTTGAGGGCGATTCGCGCGGCGGTCGCGCTCCTCTTGCTCCTTGCGGAGGCGTTTCACCTCGGCGGCGTTACGCGAGGCCCAGCCCTTGGTGTCGTCCAGCGCCTTTTTGGTGCTGGTGAGCTCGCGCTCCAGGCGGGCGAGTCGCTCCTCGGCGGTTTCCTGCTTCGGGGCGGCGTTGCCCGGTTCGCCGGTGGTGCTGGCGTCCGGAGTGGCGGCGGGGGCCGGTTCGGCTTTCGGGGCCGGCTCGTCGGTCGGGGTAGTCGTCACAGCGCCCGGAGCGGTTGCTCCGTTCGCGGCGGCGGCCTCGGCGTCGAGGCGGGCCATTTCGGCCGCATAAATCTCGTCGTAGCTTTGTGCGCCTTGGTTTTCGGTCGGCATTTCGTCGTTTCTCCAATGGGCCGGGGGAATCCCGGTAATCCGGTTAATCCCGGGCCGTTTCGCCGTTTTCCGGTAATGAATTGGCCAGGGTCAATAATTCTTGGCGTAAATTATTGGGCAATAGCAATATCTCGTCAATCAATTTAATGGCGCCGCGCACCTCGTCGTTGTTCGCGGTGATGAGCGAATCGACTTTTTCGGCCCGGATCCGCTCGAACTCACGCGCCAGCGGCGCCCACGCGCCCGGCAAAGCGTTGAGCACGCCTTGCACCTGGTCGACGCGGGCCCGGACGTCGTGCACCTGGTCGGGCGTCATGCCGGCACCTGGTCGACGGGTGCGGCGCCAGCATCAGGCGCGGCCGCGGGTGGCGCGTCGGGCGTGGTGGCCGGCAGCTGGACGGCTGGCGGCATGGCGGGCGTGTCGGTGGGCGCGTCCTCGAGCGTGCCGGCCGCCTGCTCGAGCTGGGGCGATACCTGCGCCATGGCCTGGCGGAGGATGGCGAGCACCTGCGCCTGGATCTGGTCGCGCTGCGCCTCGGTGAGCTCCACGCCGGCGAGCTTGGCCTCGGCGTTGACGCGGGAGTCCCGGTCCTGGATTTCCAGGCGGGCCGCCTCGAGCGCCTCTTTGCTGGTGCGGTCGCGGAGCCGGTCCTCCAGTTGTTGGATGAGCTTTTCTTGCTTGGCCAGCGCATCCTGGATCTGTGGCGGAATGGCGCCGCCCTGCGCGGCCTGGCGTTGCTTGAGCGTTTCGTCGTCGTAGACGGGGGACTCGCGGCCCACCTCGCCGGCGTTCCATACCTGCTCGAGCAGCTCGCGCACGTCCACTTTGTCGGCGGTGAGCGGGGAGGCCAGGCACAGCTGGAGAAACCCTTGCAGCTTTTGCATGAGAATCTCTTTCGTCATGAACGTGGAGGAGCCGGTCGCTTTCCAAGCCATAAACGAGGTTTTGCCAAACGCCTGGATTTCCGCCCAGCGTTGCGCGTGCTCCGGGCCCAGCAGGACGGCCACGGCTTGCGGGTCGAGGTGCTGCATATTCCAATCGACCAGGGCCTCGATTACCGGCTCGATCCACATTTCGTCAATGTTCTGGATAACCTCCTTCATGGGGAGGGACGAGGCGTTCATAATCATGGAAATGCCCGTCGCCGTTTTGTTGAGGTGGTCGGCGTCGGTGCCCTGCGAATACTTGGAAATCCCGGTGTCGTCGTCGGAGAATTTTTCCGACATAGCAATCACGTGCTCCCAGCCTTGGGTAACGTCCAGCACGTCGTGCCACAGCAGCGCGGTTTTGCGCTCGTCGGGGGTGAGCCCGGATTTCATCTTGAACCGCTTGCCCGGGTAGAGCTTGAAGTCCTCGCCAATCTCGAATTTCGAGGCGTCGGCGGAGAAAGTCTTGAGCAGCGCAAAGGCCTTGCCCTCGATATACAGGCGGAACGCGGCATTTACCACGCGCTGGTGCGGGTCGTTGTTTTCCGCGATGCCGACGCCCCAAAACTCGTGTTCCGCCTCCTCGTAGACGCACCGATATGCCGGGCGGTGGCCGCCCTTGTAGGGCGAGCGGTCGGCCTTGATGACGACGCCGCCGGCCATGATGACGACGGCCTCCACGGTGTCGCCCTGGCGGTGGTCCGGGCCCAGCTCGTCGCCGGTCCAGGCGGCCAGCGCCTCGGCGTCCACGCGTCCGAAATAGCGCAGCAGGCGGACGCGGCCGTCGGTGGCGAAACGGTACGTGTTGGCGCGCAAATCCTTGGTGAGGTCGGAGCCCTCGCCGGTCGACGTGGTGGCCAGTTGCGTGAGCGCGTAGTCGATAGCCTCGGAGTTGTAGCCGTCGGCGTCGCGCCAGCTCTTGATTTCGTGCGCCTGTTTCCAGCTGCTCCAGTAGACGCCGAGGCCGGATTGCACGTCCGAGGCCTCCGGGTCGGGGTACACGTCCATGGTGGCGCCGTGCTCGAAATACGGGGCGCGGTACTCGAAACGGTTTTCCCCCAGCACCTTGACGCCGGATGGGTCGGCCACGAGGCCCACCGTTACGTGCTCTTTCGTGCGCTCGAACGGGCCGAACAGCGCCCCGGTGCCGTAGGTGCACAGCGAATTGACGGCGCCGCCCAGCATCCCGCGGAATCCCATGTCCTTGAGCTGGAATTCGAGAATGGCCTCCATGGTGTCGGCGTAGGCTTTCAGCTGCTCATTCGTCGGGTTTGTGTCGAACGGCATTTTCCCGGAGCCGAATAGCGAGTCCTTGATCTTGGCGCGCGCCGAGCGGATCTTGCTACGGGTCGAGCCCACAAACAGCTTGGATTTCTGCGCTTTCGAGGCGCCGGTCCCTTGCGTGTCGTCGTCGCGGGAAATCCGCATTGCGTCCTGGTAGGCATCCGTAAATTTCTCCTCTTGCGGCTTGCGCGCGCCGAGCCAGGACTCGAAACGGCTTTGCAGGGTGACGGATAGCGCGTCCTGGCCCACGACGGGGCGCTCGTGCGGCTGGTCCGGGCCGGCGGCCACGGGGGCGTTTTGTTCGGTAGCGTTCATGGGTTCAGGGGTCGATAGGTTGCAATGCGGAAAATTCTACAGGAGATTGCCCGTTGTCAATGAATTTGTTGCGGCTCGAGCGGGGAGTTATGCACGTGCATGACGCCGTAGGCTTGCGGGTCCAGGCGCGGGCCGCACCAGCACGCCGCGGTGGCCACGTGCGCGCGCCAGTCGGTGAGCGGGACCACGTGGAGCACCTCGTCGCGCTCGTCGTCCTCGAGCACTTGCCAGAGGGCGAGCACGGCCCCGCTCACGACAGCGCAATCCCGAAAAATGACGTTGGCGCGACGTCGCCGGCGAGCAGCTGGGGCACCGGCTTGACGATGGCGCGGTCCAGGCCCGAGGCCACCAGGTAGCGCGTGGCGTCCATGGCGTGATCGTTCGCTTTCACCACGTGGCCCTTGTCGTCCCGGCGATACATGCGGTACTCGGAAAGCCAGTTTTGGCAGCTCTTGAACACTTTGAGGCGGCCGCCGCTCATGCGCTCCCATACGCGGTGAATTCCGGCCTCGACGCCGTTGTCGGCGGTGGCCAGGTCGAGGCCTAGATCCTTGTAAGCCTGGAGCAGCTGTGCGCCGTCGGTTTGCGTGCGGCCGCGGCTGGCGGGGTCGATAACGCCCGGTATCCACGGGCCGCGCGCGTCAATGCTGGCCTTGTGGACCACCGGCTCGGCGTGGCCCTTGTAGTGCTCGGAGTAGAGGTAAAGTGTTTCGGCCTCGCGGTCGATGGCGCCCCACACGGCCGCGGTGCGATTCCACCCGACGTCCAGGCCATAGGCGCGCGGCCAGTGGGCCGGGATGGCGAAATCCGGGACGACGATTTCCGACTCGGGCACCGGGTAGATGGCGCCGGCGCCGAGCTGTGGCACGCCCTTGGAGCGCGCGTCCCGCTGGAATGGCGGAATGGCGGCGTACAGCTCCTTTTTGACTTGCTCGGACAGGTGGGGCACGTCGTCCCACGTCGCCATGACGACGAATTTGCCCTCCGCGGCGCCCTGCTCGAGCGAGCCCGACGGGAGGAACGCGAGCACCACCTCGGACATACCCATGAGCGGCGTAAACGTCAGCATCAACATGCCGTTGTTGGTCATGGTGCGGAGCAGGCACTCGGTGTAAATGTCGAGCGGCGGCTCCTCGTCCAGGAGGATGACGTCGATTTCTGTACCCTGGAACGCCTCGCGGCGCTGGTCGTAGGACTTGAGCGTCACGGTGCTGGTACCGCCGCTGGCATGGCGCACGGATACGGTTTCCACCGCGTTGCCGATGCCTTGCTTTGTCGTGGTGCCAATGAGCGAATCGCCCGGCAACACGCCGGTGCCGAACTCGCCCCACTTGCCCAGGAGCTTGAATTGCAGAATGTCGCGCACCGTTTTGCCGGTGTCGCCGGCGGCCCACGCGACGATAGGGCGATGAAAGCGGCGCCCGCCCACCGCGTCCCACCATTCCGGATAAAAGCCGGTGAGGTGGAGCACCAGCTCGTAGACGCCCACGCCCTCCGTTTTGCCCACGCGGTTGGCGGCCAGCATGAGGCGCTCGCGGTGCTTGGATCCGGCAGCGAAAAACGCCATGTGCTTGGCGTACAGCTCGCGGCGCAGCGGCCCGGCCGGCGGGTAGTAGGTCCACAGCTTGCGGCGGTCCAGGCGGCGGACTTGCTCCTCGAGGAGCGCGAGATACGCCAGGCGCTCGTGGTACGTGGTCGGCGCGTCGATCATGGCCAGCACCAGGCGATGAGGCCGACGGCGAGCAGCACCGCGGCGGGGATGGCCACGGCCTCGGCGTACATGCGGCCCGTCGACCAGGTGGGCGCGTGCTCGGCGTCCTCGAGGGCCCACAAGATCGGGGCATAGCAAAGTTGCGGCGCGGCGCCGGTGTTCTTGGCCACGCGCTCCGCGGCGTCGCGTGCGATGGCGGCCAGCTGCTCGGGGGTACGGCGGCGGCTCACTTCTCGCCCCCGGGGAGGGCGCCAGCGGCACGGAGGCGGTGCTCGGCCTGCGCGGTGCGGCGCGCGAGCTCGTCGTCGGGGATCTGGCGCACGTCGTCCACGTGAATGGTTTCCTTGCTCACGCCCGTGTGCTTGGCGGCCAGGTCGAGCGCCTTGTCGCGGTCGCGCGCCTGAATCTCGATTCCGTTTTTCGTCACCTTGGCGCCGGCGTATTGGCGGCGGCCCGTGTCGGACAGGAACCGCGTGTCCTTGGCCAGCACCACCGGGACGCCGCGCCCGAAGCACTCCGGGCAATCCGGGTGCGGCGGGCGGCGCGGGTCGTAGCCCACCAGCGTGCCGTGCTTTTCCAGGAACTTGAGGCCCATTGGATCCTGCGCGCCACCCTTGCGGGCCTGGTCGGCCTGGAGGTAGGCGGCGAGAGCGCGCTCGAACTCCGCCGGCGTGAACTGGTAGCGGTGGCCCTCGCCATGGCAGTAGCGGCACGAGTCGAGCACGTGCTCCACCAGCTCGTTGGCGTCGGCGCGCAGGCCGAGCACGACGTCCCGGAGCACGTCGTCGGCGGTGACGGTCAGGCGCTCCAGGCGGGCCGCCTTGCCCTTTTCGACAGCGGCGGCCACCTCCGGCACCTTCATGAGGTCCGACGCCCGGGAGGCCGCCTGTTGTCGGTCCATCACGCCATAGGCGAGCATGTACGCCTCGGCCTGGTTATAGGTCGGCATGGCCAACAGGGCGGCCACGAATCGCTGGCGGTTGGAATTTAGCGTCATAGTGCACGCGAGGATACATGCACTTGGGAAAATATTCCAGTTCGGAAAAACTCCGCCCAACACTGGCCAGCGCGAGCGTTT